TTACTGCCCGGAAGCCTCGTTTTCCGGTGCTTCTTTTTCAACGAGTTCAGGGGCGACAATGTCGTTAAAACGGTCAAAAGTTTTGGCGGAACGCGCCTCTGCGGCGGCAATTGCATGGGCATAAATGTTCGTCGTGGTGCTGGGCTGCGCGTGTCCCATCTGGTGCGAGACGATCACAAGCGGCACACCGTCGGAGATCATCAGGCTCGCGTAGGTGTGACGAAGCGAATGGACTGTTACTGGAGGCAGACCGGTTCGCTGCACAAATTTGTGGAACCACTGCGTAATGCTATCCGGGAAAAGGGGGCCGCCGAGGTCCCCAGTAAAAACACGGTCGTCGGTGTCCTCCCAAGCATCGCCAAGCTTTTCACGCTGCGCGTCTTGCCACTCCTTATACTCGGCAAGGAGGACGAAAGCGGACTGGGATAGCCACACACACCGCTGAGATGTCGGCGTTTTGGGCGTATCTACGTAAACGCCCTTTTTCGGAAGGTAGTTCAGTGTCTGCAGTATCGTTATCATTTGGCGATCCTCGTCTATGTCCTGCCAGCGTAGTCCGGCAAGCTCTCCGCGGCGCAAGCCCGAGAGAAGGTCAAATGTCATAATTGTGCGCCACTTGATCGGCTCTGCCTGAAGCAGGTCAAGAAGCCGACGGGCGTCGGGCTCGTCCAGATAGGCCGCGTGACGGCCTGCAATGCTCGGCAGGTCCACGCGACTTGCGGGGTTGCTCTGGATATATCCCCACTTTACAGCGCGGCAGAGGACTGCAGAGAGCACTCTGTGATAGGACTGGACAGTGCCGGCCTTTAGCGGTGTCATATCATGTTCGGTGTTGAAAAGCTTTGCGTAATCCATTCCGAGCGCTGCTACGATGGCATCAGCACAATTTTTGCTGATACGCTTTCCACCTTTCACGCTTCTGATTGTTCCTTCGGAGACGCCGGAAGCTGCCGACAGGGCTGCCATTGTTATGCCTCGCTCCTTCAACAGCTTTCCAATGTCAACTTTCGCCGTAGAAAATACGGCGGAACGAATGCCTTCTTCTTCGAGGTTGGCGTAGAAGGAAGCAATGTGCCCGGGGCGCAGGTCTTTTAGCTTTATGTGACCAAGTGCGAGATTGACGCGCTGCATCCGTGTCTCGTAGTTGTAAAGGCTATGATCTTTGAGATTAAGCCGAGCATACTCCCGCATGAATATCTCTGTAAAGTCTACCAGCTTCGTATTTCCGTCATGCGTTGCTCCGGTTTTGACCTGCTCCTCAAAAAGAACGGCCTGCCGGTTCAGCTCCTTTTCGGCCTGCTTGGCAGTCATGCCGGGGGCAGGGGACCATGTCATATGCTCCCGTATCTGCTTCCCCTTGATGTCATATCCGTTGGACACTGTGATTTTGTACCCGTTACCCTGTTTTTTGATTGTTGCCATGGAAAATGCCCCTTTTCTTTTGACACCAACTATGCTAAACTGAAAGCGCATGATGGTCTCGTAGTGTAGTAACTATGATCCGTTTTGAGTAACCGCCCCCGGTATTGGACACCGGGGGCGGTTTTTTATTTCGGCTTTAATAGGCCGTTACATCCTTGAGCTTGTAGTTTTTAACACCCGTTTGGGTTCCGAGCGCCTCAAATTTCCATGTTCCGTTTGCTTCGAGATTATTTGTGTTTGCAAGCGCAGTCCCGATTTGCGCACCGCTCTCGTCATATACATTGAATTCCAGTTGTACGTATTTGTATTCTTTGTCTTTTAGGTTTGTCAGTGTACCCGTGATATGTCCATAGCCTAATTCGTCCGAGGTCATTGCGAGATCTTTAACGTCAAATTTTCCGTCCCAATCGTTTTTAGGAGCCTGAGACGTCTCACCTGCCTGCGCCGACGCGCTCGTAGCTGCGGCTGGTCCATCGTCATCCTTATGTCCTGTGCTCACGGCGATTATGATTATGAGCAAAACAATTACGCCCGCCCAAATCAGCCCCTTCTTCTTTTTAGGCTTAACTGCCTTTTCAGGTTGTACCGTCTGTCCCTGTGCTTCACCGCACTTCGGGCAAACCTTAGACCCGTCCGGCATTTCAGCCCCGCATTTTTGACAAAACATGATTTTTCCCTCCGTAATTTGATATTCCGCTATTAAATAGCTTCAATTACAAAATAACACCATGCTGCGACAAATTCAAGAAGAAGACTACATTTCTTGTCAATTTTTATGTTCAGCTTCATAGGTTTCGATGTTCCGCTTCACCCATGTTTCGACGAGGTTGTTAATTGATCGGTTTTCTTTTTCTGCGATCTCTTTGATTTTTTCGTAGGTTTCATCATCAAATCTGAGTGTCGTTTTGTATTTATTTGTCATATTGCCGCCTCCACAAGTATTTGCGGCAATTGTATAGTGTCAAGGTGATGTAGGTATACAGTCACGGTGACGGCACTGTGACATTGTTTACAGTTTGTTAATAATTACAATACGCACCTGCTTTGTAACAAAGCGTATATTTATTTAAAAAAGATTTATCCACGAGAGGGGAAAAAACATGGAGAAATTAGACAAAGAAATCATCAAGGCATTCATTACATTGTCAGATGCGGACAAACGCGCTATTCTTTCATCTTTTGGTATGCTTCAATCTGAGCCAGAAGCATCTTCTTCTCCTGAACAGTCATTTTTGGAAGCGCATTAATCAGACATAGATCAAGCTCCGAAAGCTCGTACCCTTCACTGGGCACGGGCTTTTCTTTTTGGTCGGAGTTCCCGCTAAGCCAGTCGAGAGACACGCCATAATACTCAGCTATTTGGGGCGCGTATTTGGGGTACGACCTACTTGTTCCAGACTTCCAATTCGTTATAGTTCCACCGGTAACGCCTAAAACATCTGCGAGCGCTTTCGTGCTTCCGTGTTCTTCACCCAATAATTCCAGAATTCTTGCTAGCATAATATCCATATGATACCTCATGTTTTATTAGAATTTAACAAAATCGTATGAAGCTTGAGAAAAACTATTGCAATCTCATGAACCTTGAGTTATCATACGCAGTGTAAACGAAAGTTGACGGAAAAGACAAAACAAAACCAAGCCCTTTTGAAAGAGACTTTCAAAAAAGCATGTGGCAATTTGTATTATGTTCAAACGACAATGGCATAATACATTATTTTGAAGGAATTGTCAACATTAATTTACACAAATCATGTGATTTGAGGGGGTGAGATTATTTACGAACTATTTCGTGGTAAGGTCGCCGAGCAAAAGAAACTCCGCAAGTTGAACTATAACGAACTGGCTAAGATGACCGGCTGCTCGCTGGCATCCATTCGGGCGTTCATGTGCGGGGCTAGAGAAAGCGACCGAACAGCCAGGGCTCTGGCAAAAGCGCTCAACATTGAGCTCTAAACAACTACACAGGAAGGGGGGCAGATTACATGCCAAGAATGAGAACCGCACCCGGCGTTTACGAAATCATTAAGGCGCAGGACCCTGATTCAGAGGTAACGCTGCACTATCTGCGCTACATGATTCGGACAAAAAAGGTTCCGGTCGTGGAGGCCGGGAAGAAGAAGCTTGTAGATGCGGACGCAGTAATTCACTTTCTTGAGGGTGGAGATAGAGAACCTGCGGAGATTACGGAGCTGCCTACGCAAATACGCAGAGTTGCAAAGTGAAGGGAGGTGGCGGTAATGGATGCTGAAATGATGTGTAACGGCGTGAGGGCGGTGGTCATGAGGGACCATCTGGACATCACGAATGCGGCGCTGGATATGGGCGTATCGCGGAGTGTTTACCAGCGGATCATGAGCGGGCAGAGGGTGATATCGCCCTTGGAGTTCCGACACTTCTGCGAAAAGCGCTGCGTGAAGATGCGGGACGCGCTCGCAATGGGAGCAGAGAGGAGTTGACAACGTGCCGATTTGCTGGCTGTGCGGGAAGAACGGGTCTCGTGACCCGCTGGACAAGCACCATGTTTTTGGCGGTGCGAACCGGAAGAAATCCGAGAAATATGGCTTGACCGTGTATCTCTGCCATAACACCTGCCATCTGTTTGGGCCGGACGCGGCGCACCGCAGTGCAGAAACGGCACGAATGCTGCACGAATATGGGCAGCGGAAGGCCATGCGCGAACAGGGCTGGACAACGGAGGACTTCATCCGGGAGTTTGGCCGCAACTACTTATAAGGAGTGATTATAAATGACAAGACGCGAGGCGAACGCAGAGCGGGCGCGGAAGCGGGAGCGGATGATCGGGAACGCGGTTATCGGTGTTTGCGCGGGCATGGGCGCAATTTGGTTTTTCTGCGCCTTTGCCGGATGGATTTTAAGATTGCTGGGGGTGGGATAAATGGACGTCATTACTCGGAAATGCCGGAACTGCGGAAAGCTGATTGCGATGGTGCCAGTCGAAGGACAGGGGCGTATTCCCTGCCAGAACGGGCAGGTGCCCTATGCGCGCGACCCACAGGCGCGCGGAGAGATCATCACGAGCTACGGACAACGTGTGAAGGGACGGCAGGTCATGGAAAAGCGCGACGCGGACGGCTTCGGGTGGATTCCGCATTACGCGGACTGCCGGAGAACGCAGGAAATGAATGAAATCATGAAGCAGCAGGAGACGCTATTTCCGCCGCTGCGGCCGGTGTGACGTCGAAGCAAGCTGCATATCGCTCGCCTCCACGCAAGCGTGAAGGCTCATTCATTACGCTGCTTCTCCTTTTTCGCGACAGACCCGCTTCGTTGGGTTCTGCCGCGAGCGGGGACGAAGGACGAAGGCCCTCTGCGGCCACCACTACATACGAAAGGACTTACGAAAGATGATTATAAACGAGAAAGCCTTGGTCAAGGCGATGGAAAAAGCGGCGGCGTCCGATGGGTACCGGGTGCAGTTCGACCCGGAGCGCGCGGAAATCTCGGTTTACGCAGAAGAGTGGTTCGTCAGAACGAACATGGAAAAAGCGCCGCGAAAGGTTATCGGGCTTTTGGCGGAGCACTTCGGCTATGTACCGGAGGAGGGCTGCTTCGAGGTTAACAAACCGCCAAAAGAGAAGCTGGCCATTGTGCAGGGCTTTCAGCCCGAAGTATTCCAGAGCACGGCGAACGGGTTTTGCCACGGGATCACGAAAAAGGCCGGATGGTTGCCGGCATCCGCATGGGGGCTCGCGCTCGCGATGGACAGCAATCGGAAGCTATACACGGTGAAGCCGGAGCTCACGGCGCTCGAGACAATCGATAGCATTGTATCCATCCCGGAGGAGTCTGCGCTGTGCTGGTGGGATGACGACAGCTTTCTCGCGATGCAGGCAAGCACGGCGGGGACCTTCGACGGGAAGAAGGCGGATATCCTCGCGGCGCTCGAAAAAATCGAATGGGGCACGGACACATCCAACGCCGGGCGCGAGGAGAGCGCCAGAAACGGGCAGATGGAGATCGGGGACGACGACGAGAAAGAAGGCGACGAGGCGTGAACGAATTTCGGGAAACGGCAGTCGCAAAGCTCACGGGCGAAGTCGGCGGCGTATCTGGCATGTATGAAAATGTGATGAAAGGCGCCGTGTGCGACGCGTTGGTGCACTTCTGCGAGGAGGACGCGGAGTTTGCGCAGGCGGTCGCGCAGGGCGGGAGCTTTGCCGACTGCATGAAGGCGGTTGCGCAGGGCGTCGGCGGTTCGTGCTCCGATTTGGACGCCTTCCGCAAGGCCGTTCAATTCTACTTTCCGGGCGCGGATATCCGCTTTGAGATGCGGATCGACCTGTGCGCTTCGGTTGCCGAGGGCGAGAACAAGATCAATAACGGCGTGTTGATCGACCTCGACAGCTTCTTTTAAGGAGGGGTCAGAATGTCGGACAAATACAAATATCTGAGCGCATTTGAAGAACATCTCGTGCGGACGTTCCCGACGCTGACGGAAGCGGAGCTTGAACAGGTAAACGACAGTTTCCCGCACTACTGCTTTTTACATAAGCGCGGGGACGGCGTTGAAGTCTCGACGAGCTGCTGCCATGTGGACAAGCGCTTTTACCCCTACTTGAGGGAGATCGAGACGCCGGAGGAAAGAGAGCTTCTTTCGAGGGCACACAACGAGGAATGGGTGTGCCCTTACTGCGGAAAGCCGGTGACCTTCAAGAACGCTGGAAAATGCGGAAAGTTCAAGAGCATTTCATCGTGCGGTACGGTCGTGTTCTGGAAGGCGGAGCGCGGGGCCGTGTGGGCGCAGGCGTACTGGGCGCGGAAAGAATACTGGTTGGCCAATCTCACGGGCAAAGTTGAATATCTGTTTGACAACGGCTATGTGTTCATGCGGGGGCAGGCGTTCCAGTTTCGCAAAGACTATTCGTTTTGGAACGGAGTTTGGGAGGAGCACAAGATCGGGCGGTGCATCCGCATAACGGATCCGTTTGAATATGGATGGATGTTTCACGACCGGGAACATGACTGGCTCGACGTCGGCCGCGACGAAGCAGTGGCAAATTCCTTTTTAAAATATTCCGAGCTGGACAAATTTGATCACCGTTGGCACTGCGAGCATTCGACGCCGTTCAAATTCCTAACGCTTTACAGCGTCTACCCGCGGGCCGTAGAAATGCTGATGAAGGCCGGCATGATGGATGTCGTTTCGAACTTCACGGATCTGCGGAAGAAGCACGCGGCGGCGATCAGATGGGACGCGGAAAACCCGGTGGACGCCTTCGGCATCACGAAGCCGGAGCTGCGGGATTTTCTCGCGACGAAGCGGGAGATCGGCGTTCTGGAATGCTACAAATACTGCAAAAAGCACGGGCTGAAAACCTGCTTCAAGGACGTGGAGACCGTTTACAGCAAGCTCATGGGCGATAGCGAGCCGAAGGACTTTTATAAAAAGTGCGTGAAGTATCATCTGACGCCGACAAAGCTCTGGAACTATCTCTGCAAATTCACCGGGCCGCGCTGCCACGGGATGGGGTACTTAGGCGCGGAGCAGGTGTTTCAGATGTGGATCGATTACCTTTATGCCGCCGAGCAAATCGGGTATGACATGAAAAATGAGGTCGTCATCCGGCCGAAGAATTTAGAGCTTGCGCACGACGAGGCCACGGGCGAACATCGGCGGCGGTTGGAAGTGGCAAGAGCGACAGAAATTCAGGCCGAGAAGCTGCGGCGGTTGCTTGATCGGTCGCGGGAGAGCTACGTCGAGCGGGAATGCGACTGGCTGGAATACTGCGGGATGCAGCTTGAAAATATGCGCGGGAGGAAGATTGTCGCGGAGCGGGAACAGAAATACGCTTTTTCGGACGGCGTCTGGTTCATCCGCGTGGCATATTCGGCGGACGAGGTCATCGCGGAGGGAAAGGCATTGCAGCACTGCGTCGGCGGATACGCGCAGCGGCACATGGAGGGGAAAACGACGATCTGCTTCATGAGGAAGGTTGTTGATCCGAATACGCCGGAGCTGACCATCGAAGTAAATGGGAAAGAGCTTGTTCAGATCCACGGGTTCAGGAATGACCGGGCGAATGGAAACCGGAAACCTGACCCGCGCGAGGTACATAAAGCGTTTTTGGATACCTGGCTCGACTGGGTAAAACGCGGGTCGCCGCGCGATCAGGATGGCAAGCCCGTCATCCGCAAGGCTAAGAAGAAAAAGGAGGCAGCGGCATGAACGAAGAATTGAAATCTTCTGCTGCTATCGCGGGAGAGCCCAGCGAAGCGGGTCTGACGCGAGGAGGAGAAGTTCCGGAGCGAATGAGCCTTCGCGCCTGCACGGAGGCGAACGATACGGAGGAAACTGCGACGATGCCGGAGCGGACAATCGAAACCATCACTGGAGAGATCAAGGCGCTGCGCAATCAGACGCTTGCCTGCGTCATTGAAATTGGGCGGCGCTTGAAGGAAGCGAAGGCCATGCTTCCGCACGGCGAATTCGGTCAGTGGCTGGAGCACAAGGTCGATTTTTCCCAATCAACCGCGAACAACTTCATGAAGCTTTTTGACGCCTACGGAAGCGCGCAAAGCTGCCTTTTCGGGGCCGAGGTAAATTCGCAGGCGCTTGAGAATTTGAGCGTTACCAATGCTTTGCTGCTCCTTGCGATACCGGAGGACGAGCGGGAAAACTTCGCCGCCGAGAACGACGTCGAGCACCTTTCCAGCCGCGAGCTGGACAAGCTCATCAAAGAGCGGGACGAGTTGAAAAGGCAGCTCGACGCGGAAAAGGAAAACGACGAGGGCGCCGCGATCGCGCTTGCAGAGGCGCAGGAGAAAGCCGACGCCGCGAAAAAGGAGGCTGCGGACGCCGCCGAGCGGGCCGAGGCGCTGAAAAAGGAACTCGACGAGCTGAAAAGCAAGCCCATTGACGTTGCAGTACAGCAACCGGACCCCACAGAAACAAAAGCGGCCATTGACGTTGCCGTGAAAAAGGCGGTCGAAGCCGCGAATAAAAAAGCGCAGGCGGAGAAGGACAAGGCCGTTGCGGCGAAAGCAAAGGAACTCGCAACAGTCCTGAAGGAAAAGGAGGCCGCCGAGAAAAAGGCCGCGCAGGCCGAAACGGACAAGGCTTCCGCCGAGCGGAGGCGCGACGAGGCTTTGAAGGAACTTGAAAAGACTGCAAAGGCCGACGCGATGAGCGACGAATATGTGCAGCAATTCAAGAGCCTTTTTGAGACCTGCCAGTCCATCCTTACGAAGCTGGACGGACTCGCCGAGCAGGCCGAAGCCGCCGGAAAGCCGCAGCTCCGCGCCGCGCTTCGGGCCGTCTGCGGGCAGTACGCGGGAGGCGGAGAATGAGCAATGCACAATTAATCGAAAAGCTGCGTGATCTACGTTTTAGCTATGTCTCGCACGAAACGCGAGAAGCGGCGGCAAAAGCGATAGAAGCGGCGGAACATTGGACACCGGTTTCGGAGCAGGCACCGCCGGAGAACGAGCGGGTGATACTCACGGACGGAGACAATATGTTTTTCGGATACGGCGGGATAGCAGCCCTGTTACCTTCCATCACACACTGGAGGCCACGGCCGGAGTTGCCGGGGGAGGCGCAGCCATGAAAGCAATCCTTCAAAGCGTCCGACCGCAATGGTGCGAAAAGATATGCCATCAAATAGGCACTAAAAATGGAAAGCCTGTTTATGAAAAGACGCTGGAGGTCCGCAAGACCGCGCCGAAGATACCGACACCGTTTAAGTGCTACATCTACGAAACGCTTGGGAAAAAGGTTTGGACGGATATTCCAATCCCCAAAGCTCAAGGGGGTGGAGACATCAGGGAATTAGTGCAAATAGGCGGCAAGGTCATAGGCGAGTATGTTTGCGATGAATGCTCACTTCTAAGCCATTCGCACTACGGATATATACAAAAGCACGGGTGCATCAGTAAAAGTGAATTGCTAAAATATATGCGCATACCTGAAAACCGCGATTTGCAGTATTCAGATGGCTGCTGGGGCTGGCACATCTCCAACCTGCAAATCTACGACAGGCCGAAAGAGCTGGGAGAATTCAAACAGTGCGACAAGTGCCCGTATGGTGACAAAGCAAGATGCGACGAGCACGAGTTCAGTTGCGACGGATCGTATGCTTTGTACAGTGCGCCGCAGTCGTGGTGCTATGTGGAGGCGCAAAGATGAACGCTGACGAGCTTAAAAAGGCTGACGAGATCGTGAGGGCGCTGCGGTGTACGTCAGATGCGAACCCGGAGCATAGGCACGGAAAGCTTTGTAATCAAGCTGCCGACCTGATCGACAGCCTCACCGCCCAGCTTGCCGATTCCCAGCGCAGGGAAAAGGCGGCGGTGGAGCAAGCAATACTTTGGGGTACGAGTCTGATCGAAGCCAACACGGATGCGCACGTTACATTTTGCGCTGAATGCGGATTCCCGATTGCAGATTATGGCGTGGATAAGGAGATATTCTGTTCGATGTGCAAGTCCAAAAATCCCAGCCACAACTATGTTGTCACTGGCCCCGGAAGTTGCAAAACCACCGCCATCCGGAAAGCAAAGACTTACGATAGATTGTTTGGGCACGGCCCGCAGGAGGCCGGGGAAGGAAAAGCGGAATGAAAATTGAACTGTTTGAGGCAATTTTACATACTGGCGGAAAGACTGCTGAAAAGTTGCGCGTGGAATTCGGCGACGTGACCGAAGACGAAATTCAGAGCTATATCAAAATACTTGATGCTATGGATGGTCAGAAAGCCTTGGTTGCGACATCGCTTTTAGACCCGAACGAATATGCCTACATGGGGCTTCTTGATGAAACTCAAGGCAAGGAAGTCACTTATTTGATGGAGCAAGACCCGATGATGGGCTGCTATATCGATCAGCGAGAGCAGTTTGACCGAGACTATGACAGCGGAAACTATTGTCCGGAAGGGGTCTGGACGCTGAAAAAAGAGAATGTGGAAATTATTGGACCATTTAAAGCGCAGACTGGGGAGGAAAGCAAATGAGCATTGATCTTGAAGCGATAGAGGCCCGGGTAAACGCGGCTACTCCGGGGCCGTGGAGATGGGATGCCGCCCCATGTAACCAAGAAATATCTCTGGTTACGAGCCATAGCGGAGGATATTACGTTATGGGATTTGAGCGTTACGGTATGCGAGATGCAGCACCTACGTTTCAAGTTTACGAGAAATATGATGGCTCGGTGACAGAGCGCAAAAGCGAAGGAATGGTTCGTGCTGATAAGCTCTGCAAATCAATTCCGGGAAAAGAGCACCATGTAGGATTTGACGATTACATAGACCACCCAGACGCGATTCTCATTGCACACGCGCCGGAAGATATCAAGGCCCTGCTTGCTTTAGTGAAACAGCAAGCAGGAGAAATTGAAACTTTACGCTCCGAACTTTATCCGGCAAAAGAAATTGAAGAACGGAGGGCTGAAAGCTGGGAAGCCGAAAAACGGCTATTGCAGAAAACACGTGAACAGCTATCCTCCGTCACCGCTGAACGGGACGCGGCTGTCGAGTTTATCCGTTTTATTGACCAGAACTATTCTGGCTATATGGAGGACTCCGACCGATTTGATGAGTGGCGCGGAAAGTACGGAAGGAGCAGCAAAAATGGCAACTAAAAGTAAAACCCTTTGTGACCGCTGCGGGGCTGAAATAATGCACGAATATCCGCGATATAAAATCAAGTCAAAATATCGTCGCTTACGGTTCGCTACGCTTTTAGGACTCGGCGATTATGACTACATCGAAACGGATACAGACCTTTGCCCGACGTGCAATAAAGCGTTGAATGTGTGGCTCAAACAAGGAAGGAGCGGCGAAAATGACTGATCTTGAAGCAGATTTCGCGATTGAGAAAAAGCTGGCGGGGGATCTGGAACGAAAAGTGCGCGTCAAAGATGCCGTGATTGAGGAGATGCGAGCCGACTTTTTGAACATTGCGGAGCTTTGCGCGATGGTGAGCATCAGCCCGGACAGCATGGAGCGGGAACGGGCATTTATGGCAATCCGAAAGATTGCGGACGAGAACACCGGCAGGGCCTAGGGCTTGTTGGCGACAGAGAAAAATTTACGAAAGGGAAATGTACATATGAAAAACCGGGATATCGGAAAGGCACATCTGCGCGGGAAAACGGTGGAGGAACGGATGCGGGAGGCAAGGGACAAATCAAATTTGTGCAGCGTCACGATGACAGTACATAAATCGACGGCCGACTATCTGCTTCTTCTCGCGCGGGAGAACGGCGGCCGGGGCGACCTTGGGCGCACGGTGGACAAGCTTGCGCGGGACCACCAGAACAGAATGCAAACGTCTTGCGCAACGGACGAAGGGCAGACGATGGGAAAAGAAAGGGGCCCCGCAAGATCGGAGGATCTTGTGGGGAGAGGAGAAGCCCCGGAGCGAGCGAGCCTTCGCGTCTGCGCGGAGGCGAGAGATACGAAGGGAGCTTCGACGACGTGACGGATATTGTATGTGCAGTATGCGGAAAGACTGTGCAGCCGACGAGCGGGAGACAGAAATACTGCCCTGCGTGCGGAGAAAAAAAGAGACTGGAAGCATCACGGCGGCAGACAGAGGAACGAAAAAAGGCGACGGCGGCACGGAAAGCGGCGAAGCTACAGGAAAAGGCGGAGACGCCGCGGGGAAAAAAGACGCTTTCATGCGCGCACTGTGGAAAGGAAATTCCGCGAACCGGCGGGAACTGGCAGAAATACTGTCCGGAGTGCGCGGTGGAAGTTGAATGGCAGCGCGTGCGGGAGCGGGAGGAGCGGCGGCGGGCGGCGCTGGCAGAGCTGCGGGCGAAAAGTCCAGTCCTTTGCGCGCGCTGCGGGAGATCGATGGAGAAGACGAACGGGAACCAAAAGTTCTGCTTGGAATGCAGGAAAGCACTGTATCCGAGCCGGTACCGCGGGGAGAAGCTGCCGGAAGATCGGTTTTGCGCGGGCTGCGGGGTGAAGATCGAGGACCCGAAACCGAACCAGCGATTTTGTGAGGCTTGCAAGGCACCGGCGTCGCTGAGACGGGCAGCGGAATACAACGCGGGAATCAAGAAACGGGATCACACAAAGCCGCCTGAGTTAAAGAAAAAGGACTACGCCTTTTTGACGCCCAGCGCTGCGCCGCCGGAATGGAGCCTGAAAGGCAAATCGACGGATCAAGTCATGATCGAAGGGCGGGCGCTGGGCCTCAGCTATGGGGAGTACAGCAGTTATGTAAACTCAGGCATGATTGAGCACTACTGCCGGACGCTCGGTGTGGACGGACTCGCCGTCACACGGAAGGCATGGACGGACTTTAAGCGGAAGCAGAGAGCCGGACGAAAGTCAAAAAGCACGGCAGCATGAAAAGAGCGGGCGGGGCGGTCAATGGCTGTCCCGCCGCGGGAACTGAAAAGAACGCCTCTGACGGAGACGCCCTTTTGAATTTCCGATACATTATAATATATACAATTCAAACGCGCGCGCGTTTCTTGTGGGCTCGTTAAAGCCCTAAGTTTACGACCATTTGAAAGCGGAGGGGAAATGATCGGGTTTATGGAGAGGGGAAAGTATATGATTCGGGAATACGTTTCGGGAGAGGTCGTAGAAAAATCAAAACACTGGGTACCGGAGCAGGCCAAAAGGCGTAGCCCGAAAAAGGCTGCGTCTTCGCAGCGGAAGCAGGACGAAAATGACACGGCCGCGGTAAAGGTGCTCGCTCGCCTTATCAACTGCAACGGGAAGCACGGGGATCTCTGGCTCACGCCGAACTATTCCGCCGAGGGGATCGAACGGCTCTGCCGGAAGTACGGGATTGACACCGAAGACATAAACGCTATGAAGAAGGCGGCGGACCACGAGCTCGAACTGTATCTGCGGCGGATGCGTCGGATCAGCGGCACAGGATTCTGGTATATCGCGATGACCTCCGACATGGACGGAGATACCGGGGAACTCGAGCGGGTGCACCACCACATAATCATGCCGAGGGCCGCGTTTGAGATCTGCCAGGCACAGTGGCATTACGGATCGGTGGACTACAAACTGCTGCGGGATCAACCGGATTACACGCCGCTTGCTGTTTACATATGCAAACAATGCCGCCGGGATACGAACGAAAGACGGTGGAAAGCGAGCCGAAACCTGAAAAAGCCTAAGGTCACGGAGACTGAGACACACACGAAAGGCGAACTGCACATCCCGCACGGGGCGATGGTGCTGGATATCGGCCACTACGACCCGGAGAGCGGGAACCATTATGTCCGCTACATACGGAAGAAAAAATCAGCGGAGCGGGAGCAGACGGCGGAGAGAGCAACGACCGCCGGAAAAAAGGCAGCGCCGGTTTCGAGAGAACAGACCGGGGGGAGGAGAAATTTATGAGCAATCCACGTTACGACTGGTACAGCAATGTCGTGCGCGCCGTGCGCTACTATCCGCATCTGCGCGAGATCCGGGCAGACGCGCAGGCCGAGTCGGTGACCGCCAATTACAGTGGCATGCCGGCCGGTGGGAGCACCGCCCGAACGACGGAGCTTGCTGCGCTACGGACCCTGTCGCGCCGGGAGGAGGAAGAGTTCGAGGCAATCGAGCAGGCCGTCGCGCAGATTCGCCACCGCTCGGATGGCGGACGTATTCTGCAGATTGTTGACATGGTGGACTGGAAGCGGACGCACACCATCGAAGGCGCGGCTATGAAGGTCCACGTCAGCGAGTGCACGGCCCGCAGGTTGCGGTCACAGTTCATTTTTGCCGCTGCAAAAAATCTCGGCTACCTGTAAAGTTGACCTATCAGAGCCTTTAATCCGTGTTTAACTGTTACCATGCAGAAAGCGCGAGAGACAGTGACGGATGTCTCCCGTGCGGTATTTTTGCAGGAGGCAGGGATAAAAGGCCGACCGTTTAGACAGCTCATGTTTTCCAGCGCCGGCGGCAACCGGCGTCGCCTTCCGCATGGCGTCAGCCTGTCCCTGCCATATGAGGCGAGACCATGAGACGAAGCGCAAGACAGTACAGCCCATCGGAGCTGACGGAGTGGATCCGTTCGCTGATCGAGAGGGACAACCTCCATGCATTTTACATTTGCAAGGCATGGCTCCATCTTCGGGCAGAAGCGCTCGAGGAACAGAACCATGAGTGCCAGATGTGCAAGGTCAGAGGTCTATATGTTCCGGCGACCGTCGTACATCACGTCCAGCCGGTTCGCGTCGCACCGTGGCTGGCGCTGACAAAAAGCAACCTGCTTTGTCTCTGCGATGAGTGTCACTATCAAATCCATCACGGGCAGAAGAACAAGTGGGATGACGAGCGATGGTGATGACTCCCCCCGGTCGAAAAATTTCAAAAACGGCCGGCCTATGGGAGATCGGGCAACAGGGAAGACAATTCCGGGAAATCGCGCGCGTGAGGAAAAAATCATCGGAGGAGGCAATAAGGCATGGCAAGTGCAAAGGCAATTAGAAGCTCACTTGAGCAGCAGCTCCGGGCGAGGAGCGCAGACGTTGAACTTTACCGCAGCCTCGTTGATGACTATATCTGGTTCTGGAAACAAGAGCGGGAAATGCAGGCGGATATCAGAAAGCGCGGGCGGGTATACGACGCCGTTTCCGCAGCGGGCAAGGATTACGAAAAAGAAAATCCGTCGGTAAAAAACGCGTTGCTTTACAGCAAGCAGATGGTTGCGATTCTAGGAGCTTTGGGATTGGACACAAATTCGGTGGTCGGCGGCACCGCACTTGATGGCGATGAAGATTTGTAAAGAGATCGACGACTATATCAACCTTGTCCGCTCGGAGCCCTACCCTGTCTGCAAAGAGCAGAAAGCCATCTGCGATTATGTTGAAAAATGCTTTCGGGAGGAGAACATCCATGTTGATGAACAGCAGCTGAGACGATATCTGGACAAAGAAAAATATTTTCCGTTCCGACTGTTTCCGTGGGAGCGGTTTCTTTTTGCCCTGCAGAACTGCACATACACGGCTGATGGTCTGCTGCGCTGGCCGATCCTGTTTTGCTATGTTGGCCGCGGAGCGGGAAAAAACGGCTATCTCGCCTTTGAGTCGTTTTGCTGGCTAACGCCGATCAACGGCGTTAAGCAGTACAATGTCGATATCTTCGCGACCTCAGAGGATCAGGCAACGACCAGCTTCGAGGATGTTTACAACGTACTTGAAGAACACCAGACGGAACTTAAGCGGTACTTCACGTGGAACAAAGAGGTCATCACGAACCGGAAAACCGGATCGAAGCTGCGCTATCACACCTCCGCGCCAAAGACGAAAGATGGTGGCCGGCCGGGCTCTGTCGTGTTCGACGAGCTGCACGCCTTTGAAAACTACAAGCTGATCGACGTCGTTACGACCGGTCTCGGCAAAAAAGACTTTCCGCGGCAGACCTACATCACGACCGAGGGCGACGTCCGCGGCGGTCCTCTTGACGACATGAAGGCGCAGGCCGAGCAAATATTAAACGGCATCATCCCTGATAACGGGACGCTGCCCTTCGTCTGCCGATTGGACGACCCGAAGGAAGTCGATGACCCGAAAATGTGGCACAAGGCAAATCCATCGCTGCGATACCGGCCGACGCTACAGCAGGAGCTCACGAACGAATTCGGCAGATATAAGATAAATCCGGCGGCAAACGCTTCGTTTTTCGTCCGTAGAATGAACCTCGCAAAGACCTTTGACGACGCGAGCGTCACCGATTGGGACAACCTGCTAGCGGCAAAAAAGCCACTGCCGGATCTGACTGGTTGCTCGTGCGTTGCTGGCATCGACTACATGAAAACGACGGACTTTCTTTCCGCCGGGCTTCTGTTCAAATACAAGGGCTTTTACTGCTGGACGCAGCACTCATGGGTCTGCCGCGCGAGCCCGGACCTGCCACGCATCAAGGCACCGCTCGACCAGTGGGAGGCCGCCGGCTATCTGACCTTCATGGACGGACCGGAGATCCCTCCGGACGTTCCAGCGGAGTGGCTGGCGAATAAGGCACAGACCTACGGTATTACGCTGCTCGGCCTCGATAACTTCCGCTACACACTGCTGACGAAAGCGCTGCGCGAGGCTGGCTTTGACACCGATAAAGGCGGCGCGAACAATATCATGCTGACGAAGCGTGTGACCGAAAACCGCTATGTGCCGGTCATCACGAGCCTTTTTAACACGCAGTCCGTTATTTGGGGAGACGATCCGATGATGGCGTGGTACACAAACAACGCCTGCGTCATTACTGAGCGCGGAAATCAGTATTACGGCAAGAAGGAGGAAAAGAGCCGCAAGACCGACGGATTCAAGGCCCTTGTTGCCGCGATCTGCGCCAGCGAGCAGCTTGAGGATTGCGGCGAGGAATCTAATCTGAATGGCTTCAAAGTTTATTCTTACTAAGAGGAGATTAATAATATGGCCACCAATGAAATGACAATTCATGTAAACGTAGAGACCCCAGGACTTGACGAGGCAAGAGAAAAACTGGATCAATTTAATATCCTTTTGGACCAAGTTAAGGAAAAGGCTGATGCTATGGGTATCCGGTTCGGTTTATATACAGAAAAAGCCTAATCCAATGATAAAGCTCAATAGAGGGGGTGAAGGATGAAAATTATCGATTTTATCGGGCGGCTACTGACACCGGGCAAGACGTCGAAGGTAAACGCACACTTTCAGTCAAAAAAGTGCCAGCTCGACATCGAGCGCTTTGCGGTGAACATGGCAATCAATCTTCTCTCTGGCCTGCTCGCGAAATGTGAATTTAAGACCTATATGCAGGGCATAGCGATACGGGACGACGAGTATTACCTCTGGAATGTTGAGCCGAATGTCAACCAGAACAGCAGCGAATTCATGCAGGAGCTCGTTTCAAAGTTGCTCTACTGCAACGAAGCGCTTGTCGTTGAATCCGGCGGACAACTGCTGATTGCGGACAGCTACACGCAGGACACCACGAATACGCTTTTCCCGCGGACATTTTCAAACGTGACCGTCGGGAGCTTTACGTTCGACAGAACCTTCTCCATGCCGGACGTGCTGTTTTTCAAGCTTAACAATGAGGATGTCCGCGCGCTGCTCTCTGATATGATGGCGGGTTATGCCGACCTTCTCAACATGGCGATCGGAAAATACAAACGCGCTGGTGGGCGCAAGGGCGTCGTGTCGGTAAACCGAACCGCGAGCGGGCCAAAGCAGCAGGACGACCAAATTGACGACCTTTTCAATAAGCAGTTCAAAACCTATTTCGAGGAAGAGAACGCTGTTGTGAACCTGCCGAACGGCGTCAAATACGAGGAGATCACAGGAGAGGGAAGCAAAAAGTCCACGAGCGAGCTAAGCGACATTCGGAATATCACTGCGGAAGCCATTGCCCGCGTTGCGCAGGCATTCCGCATCCCGCCGGCACTGCTCGAGGGTAACATTGCAGACGTCTCTAGCCTTATCGACGAACTGTTGACTTTCGGCGTTGATCCGCTCGCGGACCTTCTTCAGACGGAGATCAACCGCAAGCTCTACGGGAAAAAAGAGTTTTTGAGCGGGACCTGTATCCGGATCGACACAACCTGCATCAAACACGTAGACATATTCTCGATTGCCGAGAAGGCAGACAAGCTCATTTCCGATGGCATCTACAACGTGGATGAAATTCGCGTGAAGTTCGGAGACGCGCCGCTCAATACGGCTTGGAGCCGCGAATATGTCAGAACCAAGAACTACGAAGCCGTTACAACGGCAGGAGGCAAAACAAGTGAAACCGGTTAGAACGCTCTGGCTGGCCAAACAGGAAGCAAAGTCTCTGGACATCTATCTCTATGACAACATTGTCCCGGACGGTGAAGACTGGTGGACCGGCGAAAAGATACCGAGTGAGACGTCGGCGTCTCACATTCAGCAGCTGCTTGAAGCAGCCGGCGACATCAACCAGATCAATCTCTACATCAACTCCTATGGCGGTGACGTCAAGGAGGGCATAGGAATTTACAGCCAGCTTGTGCGCAGTAAGGCGCACAAGACCGCCTTCATCGACGGCTTCGCGTGTTCGATTGCCAGCGTCATCCCGATGGCCTGCGACGAGGTCATCATGGGCGCGAACACGCTGATGATGATCCACAATGCATCTATGGGCGCGTGGGGCACGTCCGAAGATCTCCGCAAGGCGGCCGACGACCTCGACATCATCAATACAACGGTGGTAAAGAGCTATCAGCTCAAAGCTGGAGACAAGCTCGACGACGCAACTCTCACGCAGATGCTCAATAACGAGACCTGGCTGACTACAGACGACTGCATCAAATACGGCCTTGCTGACGAGATCACACAGAAGGCAGACCCGAAGCAGACTGCAACGCAGCGCTTTGAGCAGACGCGCGCGGCGGCGATGGCCGCGGTTGAAATGCTCCACAATCCCGCCGGCAAGGTGCCGGAAAAGTTCACGGCTCAGAAAACAAATGCAGAACGCCTGATGGAGGCGTTCGGAAAGAAGGAAGACTGATGAAAAGCAGAGACGTAATCAAGCAGGAACTCCACAAAAAATTCACCGCTGCTCTCGAGAGCAGCAACCCCGAGCAGATCAGCAACGCGATGACCGACTTCGCGCTCAGTATGCAGGAGGACATCCTCAAGGACTTCCGCGACTATCAGAGTACGCAGGACGCGGCAATCCTCGCGCAGCGCGGCGTCCACCAGCTGACACAGGCTGAAAACAAGTTTTTCGGCGGCATTATTGACAGCCTGAAAAACAGTAATCCGACGATGGCATTCTCCGGCATCGATAGTACTACGCTCCCGGAGACAACCTTCGACGCGGTCATGGAGGACATCAAAACGACTTTCCCGCTGCTCTCCGTCATCAAAGTGCAGAACGCCAGCGCGATCACAAAGATGATCGTCAACAAACAGGGAATGCAGCTCGGCGGTTGGGGTGCGCTCGGCAGCCAGATCAAAACGGAGCTGAGTGGGGCTATCGGCGTCGTTGATATCAGCCTCTGCAAGGCATCCGCGTTCATCCCCGTCTCGCGCGACTTTATCGATGCGGGCCCGGCATGGATGGAGGCGTATGTACGCGCAATCCTCACCGAGGCGCTGGGGTATACGCTCTGTCAGGGTATCGTGGCTGGCACAGGCAAGGATATGCCAATCGGTATGCTCAAGGACCCGAACGGCAGCATTACGAACGGTGTATATCCTGATAAGACGGCAATCACCATCACGGACTTTTCGCCCGTCACAATCGGCGGCATTGCCGCGACGCTCGCATCCGGTCCCAACGATCGCCAGCGCACAGTTCCGAACATTCTTGTGATCACGAACCCAGTAGACTATTTCAACAAGGTTCTTCCGGCGACCACCTACATGACACCGAACGGCGGCTATGTCAACAATGTCCTGCCATATCCGTCCACCATCGTGCAGGATCTCAATGTCCCGTCCGGCAAGGCAATCTTCGGCCTCGCAGACCGCTTTTTCCTCGGTGTCGGCAAGGGCGGTGAAGCGGGCCAGCTCGAATACTCCGACGAGTATCAGTTCCTCGACGACAACCGCGTCTACAAGCTCAAGGTGCTTGCAAACGGCATGCCGCTTGATAAAAACGCCTTTGTGGTTGCCGACATTTCCGGTCTGACCCCGCTGACTGTGACGGTCAACGTAGGCACGGTCAAGGGAACCGTAAATACAAAAGCCGCAACCTGATGGGAGTGATCTGAATGGCTGATATCGCAGCGGCGCTTCTGAACGATGTCAAGAACTATCTCTGCATCACATGGAACGACAGCGCAACCAATAGCAAAATAACCGGGTACATCAGCCGCGGGATGGCGCGCCTGCAAAGCATTGCGGGCGCGCCGATCTCCTTTACTGCTGAGGGCCTTGCGAGGTCGCTGTTACTGGATTATTGCCGCTACGCAAATTCTCAGGCGCTTGAGGTTTTCGAGACAAATTTTCAGGCGCAGCTCATGGACCTATACCTTTCCGCGCAAGCGCCGATCATTGCGGAACTGACCGTATTGGCGGAGCTCGGCAGCGCGGGATATGCGTTGACCGCCGCGCCGGCGGTGGAAGACGGAGACAGCTACGTCTGCAAGACTGGTGCTGGCATTGCGGTACCGGCTGCTGCCGAGGTGTGCGTCCCGGGCAGCGGTTGGGCTGAGTGGGACGGCAGCGAGATCACGGCAACCGCAGGAGAAACACTCGTGCTCGTCGAGATCGACGCATCATGGAAGGCACGGCGAGCGGGAAAGGTTGTGCTGATATGAGAATCAAGACGCCCACGGAGTTTTTGACCTTCTCGAGCGGGAGCTGCGAAGTCTATTCCGTAGCGGCGAACAAGCTCGACCAGAAGCTCATGACGCTGTGCTTCGAGGACCGGACGGTCGGCATCAAGCGGCACTATGCCGCCCGCGCGGCAGGATCTGAAATAACTCGGCTGATTCAGGTGCCGCTTCGGCGGGACATCAGCGCCGTGAACCGCATAGTCATTGACGGCGCGGAATACAAGATTGAGCAGGCGCAGCACCTTGCGGACACCAATCCGCCGGTCTCCGTGCTCACGCTGCGAAGGAGCTGATTGTATGGGTTCTGAACTTGTGGTAACCCCGGAACAGCTTGGGCAGGCGCTTGCGCAGGATCTTGCGAATTATACCAAAGAAGCCGATGAAGCTGTCCAGAAAACGATCAAAGAGGTCGCTGACGAGGCCCTACAGGCTGTTGAAGACAGTCCGAGTATTCAACACATGAGTGGATACAAGAAACGTTTTTATGTAAAAAACTTGCTTTCTGCGGGCTCTGATCGTTGGAACCATCGCGCGGTGATTGCAAGCCGCGACTATTGGCTTACACATTTGCTTGAAAAAGGTCACGCCGCACCAGGTGGAGGCCGTACACGTGCGTTTCCGCATTGGAAAAACGGTCAAAAGATTGCAGATACTTTGCCAGAACGGATTACGGAGGCAATCGAAAATGCTGGACATTAAAAGTTGGCTGGAGACCGCTGGTGAACCTGTGGCCGAAACCTGTTTTCCGCCCGGCGATGCGTCGGATCCGCCGTATGTCGTCTATCTTGACGACGTCAGCCGCGGGGGCGCAGACCTCAAGAACGCGCTGACGCGACACTCGCTGTCGGTTGAGCGTTACAGCTGCGTTGCTGACGACAATCCGGCGCTTGAGGCGCTTTTCGAGGCACAGGCGCTGAAATACAGGAAAGCAAAACAATGGTTAAGTGACATGGAGTGTTACCTGACCGTCTACGATCTGGAAACAGATGTAATCGAAAGAGAGGTATTATAATGAGCGAAGTAATCGGAATTCCGGTCGGGAGCGGGTATGTCTATGAAATGCCATTTACCGGCACAATCCCTAAAGATACAGAAATCGAAACCGACGCAAACCGGCTGGGCTACATCGAAAAAGGCGCGACGCTGACATACAAGCCGACCTACAAGACTTTTACGGATGACATGGGACAGGTCCGCCGCTCGAAGCTCACTGCCGAGGAGGCTACATTTAAATTTGGCCTGATTTCATGGGCCTACGGCAAACTTAATGCGCTGTGCTCCACCTGTCGCATTACGGAGGCGAATGGAAAGCGCACTATCAAAATTGGCGGCATCGCCAATGATGACGGCAGACGCCACCTTGTCCGCTTTTATCATCCAGATAACGAGCTGGGCGATTTACGCATTACCATCGTCGGAACTAACACCGGCGGCTTTGCGCTGAAATATGCGCCTGACGACCCGACCGGTCTGGATCCAGAAATCACGGCGACTCCGTCAGACGATGAGGGTACGCTTATTCTGATCGAAGAGACAGACCCCGGAGCGCTCGGTCCGCTGACTGTTGTTTCTGCTGCCGGTACAACATCAGGGAAGACGGCCGTGACTGTTACGCCGTCTCTGACAAGTGGTAACAGCTACAAGTATAAGACCACGTCCACAGTGACGCTGCCCGCCCTTAATGACGCGGCATCTACGGGTTACACCGCATGGGATGGTGCGGCAGAGATCAGCGCAACGAGTGGAAACGAAATTCTCATCGTCGAGGTTGACGCCACGGGCGCGGTCAAGAAAGCCGGTAAGACAACCGTTACGGCGAAAGCGTGAGGTGAGATAGATGTTTGATGTTTCTACAATTGCAAAACGCTATTTTGATATCCGACTCTCGGTAGAGACAGATGACGGCGAGACAAAAACTGTCGAGCTGCAAGTTGAGCCCCCTACGGTTAAGCAACTTCGCAATCTGACTGCCATCGCGTCTGACGGCACGGAGAATGTTATTGAGGACATGCGGGATGCAGTCCGCGATATGTTGAGCAAAAACAAAACCGGATATAAGGTCCCGGCGGAATATATCGACAATCTGGATATTGACCAGATGACTGCAATTCTGACGGCCTATCTGGAATGGGTCGTCAAGGAAAAACAAGCAAAAAACTAATTGTCCCCTCCTGCCCCGGAAGTGCGGGCGATGAGGGGCATTATACTGTGCAGACCATTGAGGAAAAGATCGTCAAGGACTACACCGGTTATGATTTTGACCGGCTGGAGCTCCTGACGGTCTTTGAGTTTTGGGCCTTGCTCCGCGATGCGTTTATTTATGAATGTAAACAAACGGAGCAGGGCCGCGACTATCTCGAAAAGTGCTGGCTGTCCGAGCAGACTGAGCCGGACCGTGCAGCGCTGCGCAAATATTTTGGAAAGCGGTGAGATTATGGCTAACAACATAAAGGGCATCACAGTAGAAATCGGCGGAAACACAGGGCCATTGAACACCGCGCTGAAAGGCGTGAATAAGACTGCTGGCGATTTGCAGAGTGAATTGAAGGAAGTTAACAAGCAGCTTAAATTTGATCCGAAAAACACAACTCTGTTGGCACAGAAACAGGACTTATTAAAGCAAAGCACTGAAACTTTGAAGGAAAAGCAGGCTGCCCTAAAAGAAGCTGTTGAGCAGGCACATGCACAGTTTGAAAAGGGAAACCTAGGAGCCGATAAGGTTCGCGCGGTCGAACGCGAGTATGCAAAGGTCACAAATCAACTTAAAGACACCGAAAAACAGCTAAAGGAGCTTGAAAGCGGTACAGCAAGTTTCACCGATAAAGTGAAGGGCAAGTTTTCAGAGATCGGAAATTCTATAAAGTCAGCTTTCAACGCAGAAAATATAAAAGCTGGCTTGGGCGCAGCAGGGGTCGCTGCAGCGGGACTGCTGAAAAGCGCAATCGATTCTGCGACAGCAGCAGAAGAAAAAACAGGTAGGATAACGAATCTCCTTCAAAATCAAGGTTTGACCGCTGATGAAGCAAGTAAACAAATGGGCCAGTTTACGAGCAGTATTACGAAGATGTCGGCTTTTTCTGGCGGCGAAGCGAAAGACGCTTTGCAGGTACTTACGGAAAAAGGCATATCCTCCGGTGAAGCTTTGGAAAACTCGGCTTTGCTGGCGAATGTGGCGGCAGGAAGTCACAAGACTCTTGCGGAAGCTGCTGATCTCCTCGCAGATTCGTATCACGGAAAGACGAAGGCGCTGATTGCCCTTGGAATCCTGACTAAAGAGGAAGCGAAGCAGCTCGGAGACGCCGAAGATGCAACGATCTCTATGACGACCGTACAGGAGCGGCTAAATGAGCGCTTCGGCGGCGCTGCACAGACGCAACTCGGAACATACGCCGGCAAAATGAAAGAGAATACAAAAACGATTAATGCTGCCAAGAGTGCAATCGGCACGGCGCTCCTCCCTGTCCTTGCGCAGGTTGCAGAGACAGCGGCAAAGGTCCTCGTCCCCGTAGCGGATTTTATTAAGCAGCATCCAAAGCTGACTGCTGGAATTCTGACTATAATTGCAGTCGTTGGAACCCTTGTGGGGGGGATGACCCTGCTAAATGGGATATTATCTACGGTTAGCCTTGCCGGGGCCACCGGACTAGCGGCTATGCTTCCGACAATAGGGCTTGTCGGTGCAGCAGTGGTCGGTATAGCCGTAGCCGCGGCGCTCATTATCACGCACTGGAGCGGGATCAAGGCTTTTTTCAAGGGCCTGTGGGATGACATCAAGGGTATCTTCTCGGGTGTCGGAGATTGGTTCACCGGCATTTTTACGGGTGCTGCGAACGGAGTAAAAACGGCATGGAATGGCATCGGCAGCTTTTTCACAGGGCTTTGGGACGGCGTTAAAACCGTATTTACAACGGCATGGAATGGCATTAAAACCACGGTGATGACGGTCGTCAACGTATTTGTGCAGGATATTTTGAATATCTGGAACAGCATGAAGGCCGGCATAGAAAACATTATGACCGGGCTGAGAGCTATCCTCTCCGGCATCTGGCTTGCAATCAAGACGGTTGTGCTCGGCCCTGTGCTGCTGATCCTCGACCTTGTCACGGGCAACTTCAAAAAGCTGTCCTCCGATTCGCAAGGGATCTTCAATAACCTGAAAGCCGCGTTCTCGGTGATTTGGTCCGGCATTAAGCAGGTGTTTTCCGGCGTCGTACAGGCAATAACGGGCCTTGTAAAAACGGAGTGGAACGGCATCAAAACATTTGCGACGACGCTTTGGAACTCCGTTGGCCAAATTATTAAAACCGCATGGAGCGGGTTTAAAACCACCATATCCACACTTTGCAGCGATATATCCACCGGCATAAAAACGGTTTGGAATGGTATCATCAACTGGTTTAAAGAGCTGCCCGGCAAGCTGAAGCAGATCGGCATAGACATGTTTACCCGCATGAAAGAAGGCATCAACAGCACCATTCACGGTGTTGGCGATGCTGTGAAAACGGGTATAAGCACTGCGTTTGATTTTATAAAAAATCTTCCGAGCGAAGCGCTGCAATGGGGTAAAGATATCATAAACGGTATCGTCAACGGTATCAAATCCGCCGCCCATGCAGTGGGTGAAGCGGTGCAAGGCGTAGCGCAGGACATTCGTAAATTTCTCCATTTTTCTGTACCGGACGAGGGGCCACTCTCTGACTTCGATACCTATATGCCGGACATGATGCACTTGATGGCAGAGGGCATAACCGATAATCTCGGCGTTGTCACGGATGCCACGAGGCAAGTCGCGGGAAGTATTGCAGAGCAGAGCGGAAAAGCGGTAGATAATGCCGTGGGCATCGTCAAGGGCCGCCTTGGCATTACCCTTGGATCGTCCACGGTAATGACAGATATCGGCTTCAGGCTGGGGCGCGGGTTATCCGATGGAATCGACAAAAGCAAGACTGTGGTGCTCAAAACGGCGAAAAACATGTCTGACCTCCTTACGGCTGAGGAGACTCGGCTGCAAAATCAGATTGCAGAAATTCAAAAGCAGACCGCGAGCCAGACTCAAAAAAGTAATGAGGAAATCCTGCAGGACAACCTTAACGCGCAGCTCAAAATCGTGCAAGACTTTAAAAAGCAGTACGATGACGCCATTGCAGAGATTGAAAAAGCTCAGACCGATATGTCGAACAAACTGCTTGCCTTTGGCGATCTGTTCACAAAAACGCAGAGCGAATTCGGGGATATGTTCTCTGTCAACGATCTGCAAAGCCAGATCGACGCAATTAACGGCTACGGCGATGCGCTTGAAAAATTGAAAGCGCGAGGTGTCTCCGACTCGCTCCTCGACAAAGTCAAGGATATGAGCATCGAGGACGCGACGCAGTACACAACCCAGCTTCTGAGCATGACCGACGAGCAGTATGCAAAATACATGACCCTTTGGGATCAGAAGCAGCAGGCCGCAAAGTCCGTCGCCGAGAAATTTTACAAGGGCGAGCTTGATACGCTCAAGGTGGAATACGTTGACAAAATCCCTTCGGAGCTTTCCGGCATCAAGGACCAGATGCAGGATATCGGCGTTTTGTCCGGACAGGGGCTCGCCGCCGGTTTCGCTTCACAGTCCGACATGATTACCGCGACGTTCGTCGGTGTGCTCCAAGCGGCATACATGGCCGCGAAAGAGTCAATGGACATACATTCGCCGTCCCGCAAATGGGCCTATATCGGCGAACAAAACGCCGCAGGGCTGGGCATCGGCTTTGTCGAGAAAATGAAAAGTGTTACAAAGCAAATGAATGACAGTATACCAACCAATATTGTTCTCGGCAGCAATGAGACACCGTCAGCGGCGCGTATGAGCGAGGGGCTTGTCAATGGTCTCGCAGCGGTCCTCGGTACGCAGCAGGGCGGTGCGGCGGCCCCCGGCGGCACATACGAGATCGATGTGATGATGCCGAACGGGGATGTGCTCGCAAGCGCGGTGTTTGATCCTCTGCGTAGTCTTACCAAGCAGAAAGGCGTGGCGCTGATATGAAACAGATAACCATTTCCAACGGCACAACGACGATAACCATGCCGATCACCTTTACCGTTTCAGACGCGGGCGCGCCGGAATATAAAGAAATCACGATGGCCGGCGGGAAGAAGGTCCGCGAGATGATCGGCTTTCGCCCTGGGTTTAAATACGAGTGGGACTATGTACCCGCCGACATGATTACCGCGCTAATTGCCATGCTACGCACTGGCGCCTTTTTTACCGTCGGATATTTCGACCTCGACGGCGCAGACAAAACGGGAACGTTCTCCGTGTCGTATCCGTCCTTTGAGCTTTTTACATTTGAGAGCGACGGTACCGGCGTATGGCACAAGTGCTCACTGACGATCACGGCGCAGGAGGTGGTTTGATGCAAAAGACGTCAGCCACCTTCGCGCCGTATTGTGACGCCCGCTGGTCTAATATGCGGGTATCCTTTAAGCTCGTCGACGTGGCCGCTGCCGGAGATGCAACAGCAACAGGGACGGGATACGATACGGACCTGTCTCAACTTGGCCAAACGCACGATAGCACTACGGGTGCGCATAAAAAGTGGGCAGTGCTTGAAACGGACGGCTGGAAGCTTGACGGGACGCATAGCATTCTGCCGGACTCCGTAGACAAAATACAGACCGGTTATTGGAGCGGGATATCCGGTGCGGACGGGACCTTTGCGACGCCACCGACGTTGACATTTACGTTTACGGCCAATCACTCCAGCGTCGGATTTATGCTGTATTTTGATGACAAGGCGAAGCTCTACCCGAAATTGCTGACCATTACGGCCTATGACGCGAGCGGGACAAAGCTATCCGAGCAGACCGTGACTGCGACCGACGTTAAACTCGTCGTTGACATGATGGTCACGGGCTATCGCAAGGTTGTCATTACCTTTTATTCAACACAAAAACCGTTTCAAAGTGTTCGGGTCATGGAGGTGATTTTCGGCATCATTCAGGAGTTTGACCGAGAGAATATGACTGAGGGTGATATCCTTTACGAGATGGACCCAAAGTCCGATAGCCTCCCCGCCGGACAGCTTACAGTTACGATTGACAACAGCCAGCACCGCTACAACATGCTATCGCCAAGTAGTATATACGCCTATCTCCAGCAGGGGCAACCGCTCGACGCGGAGATCGGCGTAGGCGCGACGGAAACCGGCCTCGAGTATGTCGGCATGGGCCGGTTTTACTTTGCAAAGTCCGAGGCGGCTGACGACTCGATGACCGCCAAAATAACGGCCTATGATCGTATTTACCAGCTCGATAAAGGCACCTATCGCAAAGGTGTGAATGGAACGGCCACCGTGGCTACACTTGTTGCTGCGGTGCTGGCCGATGCGGGTATTGGGCTGACGGCGAGCATCCCGTCCGTGATCGGGAACCGCGTCATTGGTTCCTGCATACCTCTTGTGTCACACCGTGAAGCTCTGCGCATGATCGCGCAGGCGGCGCGGTGTGTCTGCTACATCGACCGTGCAGGCGTGCTTGTATTTGCAGACCTAACCTCCGGTACGGCGGTCGACGCGCTCACAAAAAGCAACATGCCGAACTATCCGACCGTCTCTGTCAGCGACCGGGTTAATACGGCGGATGTCTCTGTCTTTACCCTCGTCAACAGTGCGTCGGATAAAGCGGAAGCGATCTGTAGCTCGACGGTGATGATCAACGGGACGCAGGACGTGTGGATCGAGTTCCCGGAGGCCGTTGGTTCCCCGGCTATCTCCGTTTCAGGAGGGACGCTGAACAAGGGCACCGCTTATCTCTATAGCGCGTGCCTCAATATCACGGCAACCGGCAGTGTGAACATTTCCGTTACGGGGTACCGGATGACGAGCACAGAGACAGTTTACACCGCAACCAATATACAGAGCGGCGAGGACGTCCAGCCCGTTAAGGTACAAAACAAGCTTATTGTCAACACCGATATGGCGGCGGCGGTTGCGGCATGGACGCTTGCCTTCAGCCGGGTATCCTACTCCATCAACGAGCGGGGCAATCCGGCCCGGGAGCTTTTGGACACGGCCAGTATTGAGGACACTTACGGCGTTAACGGCAATGGTGTCATTACCAAAGAAACGTATAAGTACGACGGGACACTATCCTGCCAAACAGAGGCGGTGAGGCTATGAGCACGATCATTGACACGCTGGTCACAACACATGAAGCCGCCGTCGATTATACGGCCGATGACCTAAACCGCGTTGGCACGGCTGTTGCATACGTGCGGGATAGGCTCACGGCCGTGGGGATCAGTGTCAGTGTCGCGCCGAAAACAGACTGGCAAACGGGTAATAGGCCCCGGGCCGCACAGCTGGTCCGGTACGCCGCCGACATTGCCGCGATCCGGGCGGCGCTCGCAGTTTACGCATCGACGCCGCCCGCGCCGCCGGATATGGATGGCCTGACTGCCGCCGAGGCAAACGACATTGAGCAAATCCTTGCGGACGTCGACGACCTGATTACAAAGCTGATGCTGGCATACCGGCACAGTGGGATGATGTGCGCGGGACAAGGAGGATTGAGAGCGTGAAAGATAGAGAACCCACCAAGATTTTAGCCAACGGCGCGCTGCGCTACGGCGTGTACGACGATGCCGGCAATTTGTTGCGGTACGAGTACATAAAGCTGGAGGACGAGCCGACCGAGAAGGGCGATCCGCTGTGCAAGGCGACGCTGCTATCCGATGCGGCCTCTATGGCAACTGGAGGTAGCGAGACAGTAAGTAACGCAATTTTATACACCGGTCTAAAAAAGAAAGAGTTTTCAACATTTGAATTGATTCAGGGGGGCTAATCTAATGGGCTTAGCTTTATTTATTTCGAATGGTACATTTTCGCCAACAAATTATGGCATCACAATAGACACATTATTGACCGTTATTGTCGTCGGCGGCGGTGGCGGTGGTGGTGGTGCTATTACTGGTAGTGGTAGTGGTGGCAAAGGTGGCTCGGGAGGCGCCAGTTCTGGCGGTGGCGGCGGCGGAGGAGGCGGTGGCTACGGCGGCGGAGGCGGAGGCGGTGGCTACGGCGGCACTACCGCTGGCGGAGGCGGCGGAGGTGGCGGTAGTGGCCGTTTGACCATGTTTGTTGGAAAGTTAACCAGCACCTCGGACGTACCAATTACAGTAGGGGTGGCTGGGACTGCTGGAGCATCTGGAAACGCAGGTGGCACGGGCGGTACATCATCTTTCGGCTCTTATGCTTCTGCTGTCGGGGGATCTGGCGGATCTACTACGGATACATCATCGAGTATGGCAGCTGGGGGTAGCGGACAAAGTGCTGGCGGTGCAGGAGGTGGTGGTGGCGGTGGCGGTGGTGGTGGCTACTCGTTGTCGTTGCGCCTGGCTGATAGTTTTGGTGGTGGTGGCTGCGGCGGTGGAGGAGGTTCAACCGCGAATGCTGGGGCTCACGGTTCAGCTGGCGGTGTACTTGGCGGCAGCGGAGGGAGTGGAATTAATGCTCCTGCATCAGTGATTAAACAGCCCTCGCAAGGTGGGGGAAACGGAGGAATCTATGGGCAAGCGGGTTCTTCTGGTGGCCCCGGCTCCGGCTGTGTTGCTATATTCTGGTAAGGAGATAATTATTATGTACTATATTCAATTGAAAAATCAGATAGCTGTAGAGTTAATACCCGAATTTGATCCTACTTTTCCCGATGTACCCGTTACAGAGCGGTTTTCAAAAGATTTCCTTAACCAATGCGTAACGTTCGACGAAGAAGTTCCTATGGGGTATATTTATGATCCGGTCAATAAGAAATTTAACCCGCCAACGATTGTCACACCAGAAGAACCCACACTGCCGCAGGCGCCTGCTATGACTACTCAAGAAGCCATACTGGACAAGCTGACCGAGCTTGAATATCGCCAAGACCTTGCTGCTCTTGGCTTGACAGGAGGTGAGACTGCATGACTACATACACGATTTATAAGGCGCTTATAGCTGCCTACAAGCGTCTGAGCCGCGATACGGCGGAGCTGGCACTGCGCATCGACACGGCGTACGGGATGGGCCGCATGACCGCGGACGAATATGCCGAGCTGATTTTGGACGTGACACCGGCGACACCGGAAAACAAAACAGCGTGAAGCCGCCTGATGGGCGGAATTTTTATATCTGGGGGTTAGACATGACCATAACAGCGGGGAACATCAATGCGGCGGCGGCACTCGTAGGGTCGCTGCTTTTTTTCGGCGGGCTGCTTATCGCGGCCTACAAGTTCTATGCGGCCAGCAAGGCACAGGGTGAGCAGATCAAGGCAGTCAAGGAGGAACAGACGGTATGCTGCTACGGCATACTGGCGTGCCTTCGTGGCCTGAAAGAGCAGGGCTGCGACGGACCAGTGACCGAAGCACTGGACAAGCTCGAAAAGCACTTGAATATGGCTGCACACGATCAGCCTGAAAGGAGGTGAAAACGGTGAATATCATAAAGAACATAACGACCGTCAACCGCACGGTCTACTCCAATCGCCCCATTGACTACATTGTCATCCACTACTTCGGAGCACTGGGCTCGGCGGCATCGACCTGCGCCTATTTCAAGAGCGTCAACCGCTCGGCGTCAGCGCACTATTTCGTCGATGGCGACGGCGTCTGGCAGTGCGTCGAGGACAAGGATGCTTCATGGCACTGCGGCGACAGCGGAAAAGGCGCTTTTAAGAACCGTTGCATGAACCGGAACAGCATTGGCATTGAGGTGCGTCCCTACAAGCTCAACACGGCCACGGCGAGC